CCTGTAACCGAAATGTTAACAGATGCAGGGACATTAGCAAAAGATCTAGTAGTTGATACCGCTAAATCACTCTCCGATATGGTAACCGGAATCTTTGATGGATCATTCGTAGATAGAATTGGAAGTGGATTAGGGTCAATATTTGGATCTGATGAGAAAGACACTAAAGTTAAACCAGCTAAAATACCAGAAAGACCAAAAAAACAAACGTTTCTCGAAAGGGAAGCAAAAAAATCGAAAGAGAGAAAAAGAATAGAGACTGAGAAAACGATTGACTCCAAAACAGGCATTTCTTTTAAACAAAAGGAACAGCAAGAAAATGATTGGAGAGAAGAACAAGACTTCCAAAAAAGAGTTAATAGCGCACCAGGAGGTATGACGTGGTTACTCAGTTCCGCGGATCAAAAGAAACTTCAATCCAGACAACAACCTTCCAATAAAGTAGGCACAAGCGGGTCTGACTCACAGCAACGTACTAAAACAATAGAGGAACTCCGCGCTGATAATGCAGCAATTGAGAGTTATAACAAAGAACAACAACGTATAGCAATAGTAAATGATGAGAAAGCAAAAAGAGCAAAAGTAATAGCCGATGCAGAAAATAGAGTAATCGCAGAAATGGAAGAATTTGATAGACTAAGGGCACAGGGATTATCAATTACTGAAGCTGAACTTCAATCTAAACAAAAAATGCTTGATAGTTATGCATACGGAATTCAAGAAGAGGAAAAACTACGTGCAGAAATAAGTGAAGCTCATTATTGGCATATGAAAGCTTTAAAAGACAGAACTAAACGGGTTAATGAGTTAGAGCAAGCCGGTTTTAATATGGGCCCTTCTTTATCTGATACTAACAGAATATCATCTGCTCTTAACATGGAGAGCGGACAACAACCAGCACAAACATCACAAGCATCAATATTACCTGTACCAGGTGGGGGGTTCTCACCACTAACACAATCACAAAGAACAGAAATAAATGACGACATAATAAACAATAATATGTCGCCAAAACAAGAAGAATTTGATAGAAAAGAACAAGAAGAATTTGATAGAAAAGAACAAGAAGATGCTAATGAACTAGCACGTATATTAAGAGCAGAAAACGACGCACAATCTGCCAGGGAAAATGCCGCTGCCAAGAAACATGTCGACAATGATGTGATAAATGCAGCGTTGGGAGATGTTGAACCAAAAGATACATATTCTGATGAGTATTGGAGACTCCAAGATGAAATGGAACAGGATAAAATTCGACAAGAGGAAGAAGAATTAGATCGCATTGCACAAGAACGCATTGAAATAGAAAATGCCAAGAGAATAAAAATAGCAGCAGATGAAGCACTAGCTAAACAAGAACAAAAACGCGCTCTTGAAGCTTGGTTATATCAAGATGAAGAAAACAAAAGAATACAAGCAGAAGAAGATGAGAAAGAACGAGTTAATCAAGANAATNNAGAAAATATAAGATTGNCAGAAGAAGNATCTGAAAGAGAANAAGAAAGATTAGAATTAGAAAGAATTCAAAAAGAAGAACAAGCAGAATTCGATAGACAAGAAGCAGAAGAAGCAGCAGAATTTGCACGAATATTAAAAGCAGAAGAGGACGCTCAAGCCGCAAAACAATTAGCAGTTGAAGAAGAAAGAGCAAGAAAAAAAGAAAAAGAAAGATTAGAATCTATTGCTGAAGATGCAAGAATTGAAGCCGCAAGAATAAAATATAATGAAGAGGCAGTAGCAAGATGGAAAGCTGAAGCAGCCGAAGAAGCAAAACGTAATGATTGGGTAAAAATACAAAAAGCACAACAAAAACAACAAAGAGAAGAAACGTTTACTTCTGTTAATTTCGCCCAACAAGCACTAGATAAAATGGCAGCAATGGACAACAGTTCATCTTCAGCTTATAACAATAACTCGTCATATAACAACCAACAAACATCTTCTAATATAACTAATAATTATAATAATGAAGCACAATCTGGATACCCCTCGTACATGTTTGCTAATCAAGATGATGACTAAATTACATGATTGAAATATATTCATTATTGTTGATTATGTCAATGATAATGAATAGTTACGAGGAACACGATTTTAAAAAAAATATTGATGAAAATGTATCACTAGCAACATCAACGAGATTTACCGGAGAACAAACAAAACATACGGTTATTTCTGTACACGGTATTTCCGAACATTCTTCAACTTTCTCTAAACTACAATCATTCCTATCATATGATAATGTAAATCTATTGTCATATGACATTAATGGATTCGGAAAAAATGTGGAAAAAAATGTCGGTATAGATGCATGGAATAAACAACTACTCAATAAAATTGATTATGTAATTCAATCTTACCCAAACATACACATAACTCTTATAGGTAATTCTATGGGAGCCGCAATTATACTTCATAATTATGCAAAATTAAAAAAATACATTCATTCTAAAACTGGTAGAAATCCTACTGTAATTCTTATTTCTCCAGGTATCATAGAACATCACTCTGTATATTCACCGTTCAAATATATTCTCAAGTCATTTGATTTTAATATATACTATGACTTATTACCACAATTTAAAGTATCTAATTCCACCGATCAAACTGAAATAAGATATAATGATAATCTTATTAGACACTATATTAATTCTAATACACTTTATCACTCTATCAATATTATGGAATCAGGGTTCAATAATATTATGAAGTTGGGAGGTGATGAGAATATACATATTCTATATCCTGACAACGACCTCCCAATACTTAATGATTGGGAAACGTCGCTCCCATATACTCATACTATAAAATATTATAATTCATATCACCTTCTCCTTAATTCGAATGAATCAATTATGAAGGATATTCTCAAAATTATTACCGATCAGGAATAATTCACTAATATATTAAGATATTTTCAATATTATTCCCGATCAGGAATATCCTCAACTTCCTTTTCAGTACCGACAACTCCCTGTAATGTATTTAATAACTCAATACATTCTTCTACTATCAATGATCTCTCAGATGGTGTCAATTGCGTGGCAAAAATCGTATTCCGTATACCCAATATCTCATCTAAATGGTCATCCGTTATCTGCGGATTTACTTCCTTGTATAGTGCCGAGGAATATATTCGGAGATCATCTGCAACTGAATGGATCTTTACATCCTTTCCAGATTTCTTGTCCTTTATTGTCTCATATACTGACCATGTATTACGAATAGCTGAGGAACACGTCATTAATTGCTCTGCCGTTTCATAGATAGATTGCTTTATGTTTTCTTTCGGAGATGATACTTTGTTTGCCATTGACTTATCTTCTGATATCCTCTCACGATCTCTATCTTCTTCAAGATAAGATTCTTTAATTCTTATCTTTTCACGTGCCTCCCATTCAACTTGATCCGGAGGACTTATGCAAGAATATAAACAGTCCGAATTGTCAAACGACGAACCCGCCTGAGCATTTGCAACAAAACCCAGAACATATAATATACTCAAAACCCATAATATACCTACCAATATTATTACAAACCGCACTATTAAATCCACACTGAACTTCTTTATTAAATTTAGTATATCTCTCATATCTCTCACCTATAATATAATTTCGGTACTCTCTATAATGATATCATTCACTGGAACATTCTCATGCTGACGTACCGTGATTTTCTCTACTGATGATAGAGAATCTAATACATCCATCCCCTCTATAACTTTTCCAAATACAGCATATCCCCAACCCTGTTGCGTCTTACCTGTATGATTTAGAAAACTATTATCTGCGTAATTTATGAAAAACTGTGCAGTTGCTGAGTGCGGAACTCCTGTCCTTGCCATGGATATAGTTCCTCTCCTATTAGACACACCATTGTCTGCCTCATTCAGTATCGGTCCCTTAACAGTTTTTTGTGTCATTTCGTCGTTTATCATCGGCTCAAATCCACCACCCTGTATCATGAATCCTGGTATCACTCTATGGAATATTGTACCATCATAAAAATTTTCATTACAATAACTTAAAAAATTCTCACACGTTACTGGGGAATTCTCTTCATCCAATTCTATTACTACTTCTCCATAATTCGTTATCATTTTTACTTTTTTCATTTTTTCACCTTTTCAAATATTTTTTCTAAATAAAATTTTTCAAATAAACACTTTTTCACAGAGTGAGCCTTTACCCCTTTCTCGGCAACCTACCCCACTTCCTAATATAAAGTGTCAAGCGTTGATTACTATCTCCAATCAGTAGCTATATAATATACTAATAATGTACATGATATACCAATTAATATAGGTAATAATAATATAGCTATAATATAGTTGAATATGTTAATATTATCTGTTCTCATAGACTCCCACCTCATATTATTACTTTTATCCACGTCGTCTGAACGTTTCCATCGTTTCACTTTCTGTATATATTCATCTATATTATATACTGGTTTAGTATATGATTTACCATTAGAATACATGTATATATTATACCCAAAGAGTAGACATACTAATATGGCTACTCCAAAGGTACCGGTACATATTATTAATACTGTTGAATATACCGTTAACATAATATTACCAATCAGTATTGGCTAATTTATTAAAATAGCTAATATCCTCATCATCCTCATCAGTTTCCGTTAAAACCTCTCTATCGTCCTTAGAATCCCTTACAACACCCTTTTCAGTAGTAGCATGAACTTCCCCTGATATTGGCATTGATGGTGCTGGTTCAGTAATTAATACCGGTTCATCTACTTTCTTAAATTCCGTTTCCATTGATTGGTCCTCAAATCCTAATACTTTATATAATCTGGCAGCCAAATCATCATAAGATTTAAATGCAGTATCTGGGTCAGTAAACTCATCTAAAAACTTAATCTGTTCTGCTACCGTTAACGTGAAATCATCATCATCTGAAAATGATGTAGTACTACCAAATTCTGATTTATCATAATTAATATACCCATCTACCTTACGGATCTTTAATTTAAAGTTGCAACCCTCATCAAAATCGAATGGGTTACGTGGTACCTCATCAGGAAATTCAGGTATCATTAAATTATGTATCTTCTCATATATCTTTTTACCATACTTATATAAGAATACCTTTCCATCATTATCAGGATTACTTGGGTCAGACACCACATATATATAACTTATATAATGTAATCTTCTCTTACGATCCCTCGCAATATTACGCGAAGCCGTATCCCCTGTATCCCATAACTTTGTGTTCTCTTTACATAATGGGCATTTACCATTAATCGTTGTTGGGCAATTCTCTAAATACCATCCACCTGGTCCTTGGAATCCATGAGAAAATACCTGTCTCCATGGTATATCGCCTTCTCTTTCTACTGGTAAAAATCGTATTGTTGCGAATCCATTACCACTTTTATCAGTAGTTGGCTTCCAAAATCTCTCATCTATATAACTTTTCTTTGTGCCTGATGACTTAGCTAATTCATTTGTCAACTTATCTATAGACATCTTATTCTTTCTAAACTTATTTAATGCACTCATTGCTTATATCCTCTTATCGTTGTATATTAATATCGTTATATCTACTATCATTATATAATATTATAGTGTCAATATACTGACACTATATCCAGAGTTAACTCAAAATATTATCTCCGGTACTGCCTCTATCTTAAGTAATTTCAATTTACTCGATTCATACTTTATCTTATCTATTATTAATGGACTTAATAATGACATTATATCTTCTATCTCTATATTATTATCCTCTGCATATTCTGATATTATCTCTATATATGTACAACTATCTGTAATAGATTTAATATCCTCTATATCAGAACATACTGAAGCACTAGTAATTATATTTAACGCCATTAATTCTCCCCTTAATTTAATATATTAACCTCTACACAGATAGTATAACACAATATAGTGCCTTTGTCAAGTCGATTGAGATTTCCTGACTACTTATACATAATTTGTATGAAAATATACTCGGAACATCTCCAAATGATAATGATTCTCAGTTAGATTTAATCATTTTATATAATATATTTACTATAATCAATTATTATAGTAAACCCCATGTCAAAAAATTGACATACGTGTGTGCCGTATACACTCAAATATCATGTTTTTTAGTTAGGTCGTTGACTCTTTCTTTTTTAATTCTAGATAGCGTATTCCCTATTGCAATGTTATTAGTATCATTGGAATATTCCCCACCGCCTAAACCTATTTTATCTATATTATTATCTATATTATTATCTATACTATTATCTATATTATTATCTTCTATCTCTATAATATTATGTATTATATTATCTCTCGTTGCTCCTATTATATCATCATTATTTCTATTATCATATTCTTTTTTCAATATAATAGTTCCCGATAGAGTAAGTAATAGAGCAAGAGGATCGAATACGAAAATAATAAGAATGATCAATATATTAAGAGAATTATTATAATCATTAATATTAAATAGTTTAGCAATAGAAATGATAGGACCGACTTCATTTAAATTATCTTGATTTTTTGACTGTTCGTTATGTATTATATTATTAATAGAATGAATATCATTATTAGACTGATTAATAACATTATTTAGATTATCTCTTTCTACTTTTTGATTATTTCTAGTATTAATTGCGCCCTGTGGTCCTCTAATTCTATCATATTTAATAAGAGTATCGATAGTATCATCTAATTGATTTCTTTGTTTTATAGCGGAGTTGATAATTGATTGATAATATAGAATTTGTTTATTATTATATTCTTGATTAATATTAGATTGTTGAATATCATTATTAATATTGGCGGATGAATTAGATAAGAACCCGTATACACCTAAAGAAGTAATCATCATAATACCAGTAATAGCGATTAAGAAATATGATTTCATAATTACTTTATAGTTATTCCATTGCAGATATATCCAATTAATAGAAATGAGTTTAGCGATTTCTAGGCATACTCCCATAATAATAATAGGTATGACATTATTAATAAAGATTTGTACTAGTCCTGAAATAGAGAAATAAGCTGCGGTTGCAGACATAATAACACCGAGAGTAATAACTAGTTTAGATTTTGTTATGTTGTCCATTTAGTATATTATAAGTTAAGTTAGCATAGTATTTATTATCTAATTGAATAAACTGTTGGTATTTAGTAGCATTAGATATAAATTGATTAAAATATATATCCTTATGTAATATTTTATTAAAGAAGTTCAGTAGTATATTAAGTATAATAACTGATTCTATATTGATTTTATTATCTATTACAAGGTTATGCCAAATTGGATATTGATTATCTCCTTCGAGTATTATATTTAGTTTAATATTATTATCTCTCATAATATAATGTAATATATTAATATCATTAATATAGTTATACTTCATAGATTGAATTTTTTTATTGTATGTATTATAGTTTTTAATTGATTGTTGATTAATCAGGTCATTAATATACGGAATATTATTATGAATTTTAACGCCATTGCCTACTATTTGTGCAAGTATAAAGAGTTTAGCGTGTTGAGTATCTTTAAAATATTTGGCGTTGTATGCATACGCATATTTGTCTTTTCTTTGATTGAATTGATTATGATTAGTGAGTGATTTTCCTTGATATTTAATATAGTCATAAGATTGATTAAAATGTAGTTTGATTCCATTATATATTTGATATAGTTCAATAGGTTCAATTGTCATTATTACTTGATTTTAGTGATCCGCAGTCTCTGTCTTCAGTTTCCTCAAAATATTGTGAGTAATGGTTATTCATTTTAGGATTAAACCAGTTATCATTAACATTATGTTTCACGTGCCCGCATGATTTACATTTATCTTTATGGTGTTCGGGTATTTTAGGAACTGGGGTAGGTACTTTATTAGCGTCTACCCCCACCATAAGGAATTGAGCAGTAATACATTTAACTTGGTTCGAAGTTTCAATATTTTCAGTTACTGCTACAATATCTATAGTCATAGAAGTTCTACCTACTTTNATGACTTCGCCTCTAATAGATAGAAGGCAACCAATATCTATAGGTTCAAGGTATTGNACTTCAATAACTTTAGCGGTAATACANTATAGTCTAGAAAATCTTCTAGACGTAGCGGAAGCNACTTGNTCTAATAATTTAAGTAATTCNCCCCCATGCAGTTTATTATTAAAATTTGCCTGTTGTGGTGAAGGCGAAACAACAATAGTAGTTGATATTGGGTTATCCATTTTGATTCTCCTTTATTAGTCATACCCCATTGGTTCTCTAATAGTATCTTTTCTTTCTAATAAATCGTCAAGTTGATATTTATCAATAGTTTCATATTCCATTAAGCATTCAGTCATAGAATGTAGAATATCCATATTATCCTCAAGTATTTTCTGAGCCTTATCATAATTTTTAGTAGTTAATTTAATAACTTCCTCATCTAATAGTTTAGATATTTCGGGTGAAATGGTTTGAGCGGGTTGCCCCATTGATCTACCCATAAAGGGATCTCCCTGTTCATCTTCATAACAAAGTGGTCCTACTGCGTCACATAATCCCCATCGTTTGACCATATTTCTAGCAATAGAAGTAGCACGTTCAATATCATTAGATGCACCAGTAGTAACTTTATCTTTACCGTATATTAATTCTTCTGCGATACGTCCACCATATAATGATTGTAGTTGAGATTCTAATTTTTCTTTAGATGCAGAATAAGCGTCTTTCTCTGGTAGGAACATAGTAACCCCAAGTGCTCTACCTCTAGGCATAATAGACACTTTATATACTGGGTCATGGGTTTCTGTTAATCTACCTACGATAGCGTGTCCTGCTTCATGATATGCAGTCATACGTTTTTCATCTTCCCCCATCACCATAGTTCTCTTTTCTACACCCATAATCAATTTATCTTTTGCCCTTTCTAAGTCTGCCATGCAGACATTTTGTTTATTCTCTTTTGCCGCAAAAAGAGCAGCCTCATTAATAAGATTTGCAAGTTCGGCACCACTGAATCCTGTAGTACCTTGAGCAATATATTTTAATTTAATATCATCGGAAGTTGGAACTTTTCTCATATGCACTTGAAGTATTTGACCACGACCCTTGACATCAGGGAGTCCAACATTAATTTCTCTATCGAATCTTCCAGGTCTTAATAAAGCTTTATCTAACACATCTGCTCTATTGGTTGCACCGAGTATAACGATTCCATCCGAATCATCAAACCCATCCATTTCAACTAATAATTGGTTTAAGGTTTGTTCTCTCTCATCATTACCCCCACCATGACCCGCTCCACGCTGTCTTCCTACTGCATCAATTTCGTCTATGAATATAATACAAGGTGATGATTTTCTTGCCTCAGTAAACATATCTCTAACTCTAGATGCACCGACACCAACAAACATTTCCACAAAATCGGATCCAGATATAGAAAAGAATGGAACATCTGCTTCACCAGCAATAGCACGAGCAAGTAAGGTTTTACCTGTGCCTGGTGGACCAACCATCAATGCACCCTTCGGTATTTTTGC